ATAAGTTACATAAACTTAGATTTAATCCAAAATATACTATGAGTGACATGCTGGATATACTTTGCAAATAGTATAAATAGTTCTATGAACAACCATAGTGCGTTGTGATCACATAAGGAACTAAATGAAATCTTTCTCATATTTTCTAAAAGAAGACGTTGAAGAAGCAAAACTGAAGCACATTCACCATGCAGAGGATAGACCTCTTCTACATGGTAGTGCTGGTTTTGAACATGCTCAGAATGCGTTAAATCAAGCACACAGTCATATTAAGAGTGGTGGCCACAGTTCAGCACTTACTATGAAGTATGATGGTTCTCCATCTATTGTTTTTGGTCATCATCCAGAAACTGGTAAGTTCTTTGTTGCTTCTAAATCTGCTTTTAATAAGAACCCTAAGATAAACTATACACACGAAGATATTCTTAAAAATCATGGACATGCACCAGGATTAGTTGAGAAACTTCATTCAGCACTGAACCATCTTCCTAAAGTTTCACCAAAACAAGGTGTATATCAAGGAGATATGATGTTCTCCGGTGATGATAAGAAAGAAACTAAACGTGGTGTATCATTTACTCCTAATACTATCACTTATACTGCCAGAGGCGATAAGGCAGATAAGATAAGAAAGGCAAAGATGGGTGTTGTGGTTCATACACAATATCAAGGAAAGGATTTGAACTCTATGAGAGCAGATCCACATCCTGATGTACATAACTTTGGACAACATCCAGATGTATGGCATCAATCTGCTGAGTATGATACTAAGAATGTACATTACAGTCCAGAAGATCAGAGTGAGTTTCAATCTCATATGGATCAAGCAAAGAAGATTCATGATCAAAATAAAGACATGTATAATGCCACATCTCCACACCAAGGAGATGCTAATCATTTAGCAACCTATATAAATCAGACAGTAAGAACAGGTGAAACACCTTCTGCTAAAGGTCTACAACAACACATTGTTGATAAGTATGCTAAAGCAGCAAGTAAGTTGAAAACACCTGCTACTCAGCAAAGAAGACAGAATGAAGGACAAGCACATTCTGATCATATTGAAAATAATAAACAACATTATGAAAACTTGTTGAGAATGCATCATCATTTACAACAAGCAAAGGATGTGTTAGTGAAGAATTTGAATCAACATGGTGGTGGATTAGAACATGACATAGATGGTAAGAAGACCGATCCAGAAGGATTTGTAGTTAATCATGCTGGCGAACCAACAAAGTTAGTCAACAGAGAAGAATTCAGTAAAGCCAACCTATTAAAAGTCAGGAAATGAAAAGTTTTTTAGAGTTAGTAGAAGAAACAAATAAGACCAGTAAACCTGTGGTTACGACTTTTGGTCGTATGAACCCACCTACCACTGGACACCTAAAACTTATCAATAAGGTAAGAGAGATATCTGACAGAGAGAAGATGCCACATTCAGTTGTTGTATCTCATTCTCAGAATGCCAGTAAGAACCCTCTATCACCAGAACAAAAAGTAAAACACCTAAGAAGATATTCGCCAGGTACTAACTTCAGTTCTTCTTCCAGTGATGAACCTACTATTTTACACCACGCAGCTAAGTTACATGCTAAAGGTCATGATCATTTAGTTGTTGTTGCTGGTTCAGACCGTGTAAAAGAAATGCATGACCTATTACACAAGTATAATGGTGTAAAAGGAAGACATGGACACTTCAACTTCAAGAAAATTGAAGTTCGTTCTGCTGGACATCGTGATCCAGATGCAGAAGGTGAAGAAGGTATGTCTGGTACTAAGATGCGCCAACATGCTAAGAACAAAGATTTCTCTTCATTCCGTCAAGGTGTTCCTTCTCATGTTAAAGATGATCATGCAAGAGAATTGATGCATGATGTTCGTCATGGTATGGGATTGCATGAGAACTTTACTCGTGGTATGTACAAAGCAATCTTTGTTACTGGTGGACCTGGTTCTGGAAAGGATATTGTTATCCGTGAAGCAATCTCAGAAGCAAGAGCAACTGAACTTAATGTAGTTCAAGCATATGCATACCTTGCTGATAAGAAGAAGTTGTCTGAGAAGACACATGACTTACGTAGAGAAGCAATCCGTAGTCGTTCTCCTTTGATCATCAATGGTCCTGCTGATGATAACGAACACATTTCTTATATAAAAGAAGAACTTGAAGAACTTGGATACTCAACAATGATGATCTTTGTTGATACTACTAATGAATCAAGTCAAGAACGTAACACTAAACTATATCGTATGATGGTTGAATCTGTAAGAAACGATAAATGGTTACAGGCCCAACACAACAAAGATATTTACAGTGAAGAGTTTGATACCTTCCTTCGTATTGACAACAGTGGTTCTGTTGATATGATTGAAGAAGATATCACATCAGCATATAAGATAACTAATGCATTCTTTGATGGTGTTAATAAGAATAACATCTATCGTAATAAGAACATCTTTGTTGAAAGTGTAAAGTTAAAGAAACTTGGTGGAGAAACAGCAGACACTACTAGTGATGTTGTTCCTGATAACAGTCCAAGTATGAAGGGGCAAGATGATATCAAGTTCAATGCTCCAAAGAGAACTAAAACATATACTAATATGACATATAGTGAAGATTCTAAACCACACATTACTATAAATGCAAAACCTAAAGTTCCTAACTTTAATAAAGACAAGGAATCTGAAAAGGCGAAAAAGTCAAAATGGTTAAATAGTAGTGAAAGGTTCCCGAAACCATCGGGCACAAGTCCAGAATTTGATACAAGACAATCTGGTACTGCATATCCAGGTGGTATCAACATCGGACTATACCAAGAAGGTAGAAAATCATTTAAAAATTTTGTAGAATCCATTGATGAACCAGGTGGTACTGAAATGGGTGTTGGTGGTGTTCTTGGTGGTTCTTGTAACAAAGAACCTATGCAGACCCAACAAGACAATGTGAATAAACTATCTGGCGTAGAAATTAAACAACCTAAAAAAAGAAAAAAGTACGGAGAATAAAATGTTCTATAATAAGTTCAAAATGGATTCAGTTGCAGAAGAAGTAGAAAAGATCATTTCTGTTGATGAATCATATGACGATGATGAAGACGATGATGTTGCAAAGGCAGATCGTGAACTTGCTCGTATGAAAGCAAAACCAATTGAAGCAGACAAGAAAACTGATCCAGATAAGGAAATTGGTAAGTTAGCAAAGAAGACGCCAAAAGAAGTTGATGAGTCAGTTGAACAGATTGATGAATTATCTGTTGGTAAATTGGATGCTTATAGAAAAAAGGCATATAAGGAATATGATAAGCAATATGATAAAAATCCAATGAAAGCAAATTTGAATCGCCTAGGTGGCGCTGAACTTGCTGATGATAAAATAAAGAAAAAGACCGGAACATTTCATCCATCAATGTTACAAAAACTGAATCATAAGTTGAAAGGTGAAGAAGTTGAACAGATTAAGGAAGATGAAGTGTTAGATGAACGCACTCTTACTTCTGGTGAGTCCAAAGAGAAAGAACATTATGTTAAGAGCATGAAGAAGAATGTAAAAGGTTTCAAAGACCGTTATGGTGATCGTGCTAAAGAAGTAATGTATGCTACTGCTACTAAGATGGCAAAAGAAGAAGTTGATCTTCTTGAAGATGTTCTTGAATTTATGCAGACAGAAGAATATGCACAGTTAGATGAGTTATCAAAGAAAACTCTTGGTAACTATGTAAAGAAATCAACAATCTCTGCTATCAAATCTTTTGGTCTTGCAGGTAATGCTGCTCAACGTAGTAAATCTGCCGCAGACACCAAACAATTTATGAAACATACTGAAAAGTTTGGTAAAAGAAGTGCTGGTATCAAGAAAGCAAATGCCAGATTGAACAAAGAAGATTTAGACCTTCTTGAAGATGTTATTGACTTCATGCAGACAGAAGAATATGCACAGTTAGATGAGTTATCAAAAGATACCTTAAAAAGTTATGTTCAAAAGGGACAAATGGACTATCTGACAGCAAAAAAAGATAGAAGGGCAAATGTAGATAAAGCATATAGAAAAGTAAGAGATATGGTAAATCCACATCGTGTTCCTAAACACGATGCAGAAACTGAAAAACAGTTTAAAGACATGAAAAAGCATTTCCGTGATAACCCCATCAAAGAAAACTATGGTGATATGCCACATGCAGCTAAGGAACTCGTTCTTCATGCTGATAACGATCATCACTTACACTATTCAAGTCATCAACCTATCGTTAAGAACTTGAGTAAGAAGATGAAGAAAGGTACTTATCATCCAGAGAAAGCAAAGAAACTGTGGCAGTATCATGCTGATCGTGCTGCACAATCTTATGCTAAACATCATGGTGATGGTACTCCTTGGCACAAGATGTTCTCTGTTAGTGATCGTAAACACGCTGCTGCCCACTGGGAAGATATGCACCGTCATGAACTTAATGAAGCAGCTGGTCCAACCTCTGATTATTCAATGAACAGTTGTTTTGATCAATCTGCTAATCCATCAAGCAATCCTTCTACACCAATTGCTCGTGTTAAACAAGCAGCTCATTCTGCTATGAAACGCATCAAAGATAAACTTGGTGTTAAGAGTGAAGCAGTTATGGGGTCTGCTGGTGGAACTGATGAAGGTGGAGCTTCGACTATTACTACAGATGATTTAACTGGTCGTACTCCAGGCAACAAACCAAATAACTTCTTGAAATACAAGTCAAAATTAAAAGGTGATATTAATACTCCATTTGGTAAAGGAACTGGAAAATATGACTAAGAAAGTTTCCAAAATAGTAAAAGATATCGTCAAACCAGAGGTAGCACCAAAAACTACCTTTGGGACTGACCCCAATGATCCTTGGTCAGCAAAGGCAAATATCAATGAAACTAACTTTTTGAATGCTTTTCTTCGCCGCAGAGGATTAAACCCTAAACATGTTAGTATGCAACAGAAAGTAGCACACTCTAAGACAGGTGCTTTTCAACAATGGGTTCAACAACATATGCATGGTGGGAGATTGCCAACATTCAATGATCCCATGCGTGAACAAGTTGGATCTACTGGTGATGTTCATCATGTTGGTTCTAAAATAAGTAGTCATGTTGCTTCACCAACAAGAATTAGACAGAAACAGTTGAAAAAAAGTTATAATTATAATAATATATCTGCCGCTCATAATGGTTTCCATAAAGAAGAAACAGATAAGAAGGACACTATTACATTTGATATTCCTCTTCTTATAAGAATGTTGGAGTTGGCAAGGGAAGATATTAAATCTGATGCTGATCTACATAAAGTTGTTGAAAAACTTATTAATATTCGTAAGAAGGGAACCCTAACTATGGATGATTATGAGTTTGTATCTAAACTAAAAGAATCACTTCAATTAGAAGATACATATCAAGATACTTATGCTCCTACTCAAACTGTTGGAATGGAAAACAGTCAAGAAGACGGTCCTAATAACCCTGCACTAAACACTAAAATGAAAAAGAAAAAAGTCAGTGAAACTTTCCGTAGG